GGCAAACCGCTTTCATATCGTGAACGCAAAAGGCAAGAGTATGAATTCAGTCAAGGTAGGCTCATTACAGTTGCTTATAGAGGTGTGATGATGCACATAGACTTTGAAACAGATTTAGAAAAAAAATATCAAGAAATCATTAAAAACCAAAATAAAATGAAAACAAGTAGAATCAAGTCCATTCAAAACAATGGCACGTGGAAAGACCTTTTTAAGTTCGAGGTCGAAATGGAAAACGGAGACGTTGGCGGATGCTTTGCCAAGACGCAAGAACCAACTTGGAAAGTTGGAGATGAAAAAAGCTATGAGTACACTCAGAACGGTAAGTACTGGAACATCAAATGGGCGAAGGATGAAAGACCAGCTTGGAATGGTGGGGGTGGCGGTGCTAAGACTTATACGAAGTCTCCAGAAGACAAAGCTGATATTGCACGTGCGGTTGCATTAAAGGCAGCAGTTGATCTCCACAAAGGCGAAGGTCAACCTATCAACCAACAGATTGGTGTGATATGCGCCACTGCTCAGGCATTTGAAATCTATTTAACCACTGGCGAAAATCCTTACAAGGATGCGATTGCTGATGGTAAAATGAATAACGCTGATGACCTCCCTTTTTAAGGGGGGTTATCTCGTTTGATAGCCCAAAAGAATTATTTACTTACTTAAGAAAATACATATGAAATTTAGAACTTTAATAAGAACACACTACCCATCTACCTACGAATTTGCTAAGGCAATGGGAGTGACTTGGCCAACTGGTCGCAAATACGAAACGTACCCAATCACAATGAGCATTAACCACATTGACAAACTATCCAAGTTGATTGGAGTGGACAAATGCGAATTGATTTCGCTTGCGGTGGCTGAAAATGAAAACGAACACGAACCAGTAAACTATTTGTAAAGATGGAAACTAAACAAACAGCCGTGCAATTTTTAGAATCAAGAATTAAATTGATTGTACCTGATGAAAAAAGCTATAAATTGATTTTTGAAAGAGCATTTAAGAAAGCAAAAAAAATGCATCAATTGGAAATTATGAATGCAAATTTGAGAGGTATTGAAAGAGGTATTGATTTGACAAAGGAGAAATATATTAACCCAGTCACATTAGCGCATAAGTATTACGATGATGTTTACGGAGAAAAGTTCGGTCAAAAGTTCGGAGGTCAAGATGAATGAGATGATATTCCACGCAATAAGCCAAATCGAAAGGCAACTTGCTGAACTACGTGAATTGATTGTTGTGAAATCCAAAGACCTTGAGCATATCGAAAGTATGAAGAAAGTTGATGAGATTCTTTTTCAAACGTGCAGTGAACTTATGGATGTTAGTGAAACTCAAATAAAAAGTCGCACACGCAAAAGAGCAGTTGTTGACGCACGTGCTATCTGTATTGCATTTACTTACTTTACCGAGTACAACAAAACGCTCAAATGTATTGGTGATTCATATGGGATAGATCACGCAACGGTGATTCACTCGGTAAAAAAATGCTGTAATCTGTACACCACAGATGCTCAATTCAAATTCTTAGTTAATGATTTTATCTTGGCATTTGAGAAAAATGGCTATAATTGCAACACAACTAAACTAATGCTTGAAAATGGACATCAATACTTTAATCTCAGAGGTTCTCTCACTAAGAGAGAGAGTGAGCCAGTTGGAAAGTCAACTAACAAAATCGAAAGAATGTCGTTTCATTGCGCCATCACTTGAAGATGTAGCAGACTATTTTCTTGAACGTATGCCCAATGCTAACTCCGAAGATGCCCTTCATTTTGCAGATGTCTTCATATCGCACTATACCAATACCGGTTGGAAGTATGGAAAGAATAAAATGAAGGACTGGAAGGCAGCAGTCCGATCGGCTTGGGATTTAAGTAAATTTGTAACAACAAAAAACAATCATAATGACACAATTGGTAGAATTCAAAGAGACAGCCTACAACAGTGGGTTAACGGCTAACGAAAAAGCGTTCATCACAAGTTTGGAATCCCCTCGGATTTGCGATATAACGCTATCCATTTTTAAGCAATCAATCGCATATGGTATTGTCCTTTACGGAATCAAAAACCTGCCCTCAGATGAGGAAACGAATCTTCTGTATGTGACTATGCAGACGCACTACCCATACTTAACAACTGGAGAGATGGCTCTTGCATTTCAACTTAATGCAGTAGGAACGGAATGGGAAAGAGTTGAGTCCTTTGGAATGATGTCGGTTGCATTCTTATCAGATATCCTGAAATCGTACAATGATTTCAAGATGAAAACCAACTTGGCAATTGATAAAAAGAAAGCTAAAATTGAGTTGCCATCTAACACAACGGATGAGCCGGTAGATTGGACAGAGACATTCAATGAGGATATCAGGTTATGGAGAGAAAACAAAAGAGACTTTGTCCTGATGTTAGCACCTATGAAAGTCCGCACCTTCTATGATAAGAAAGTTATCAGGGATGAGATGTGGTCGGATGATGATTGGAAGAAATGGCAATTTATGGCATACAAAAAGACATTGGATGCGCAGTCAATCAGTGCTTACAAAGCAAAAAGACTTGATAAGTTAAGTCGCCAAAAGTTCAAAGACGATTATCAATGCGAATTGTCTCGCCTCATCTATTCGGATATTATGGATAGCCACATATTGCAACAAAAAATAAAAGATGGGTTATGAGAGAATTTCATTTTAATGGGAGTGATGTATGTCTTAATCCTAATAGCAGTACATTCAAATGCTCCCGAAAATATGAAGCCATTGTTGATGTTGCTGAGGTTGGAAATGGATGGTCTTTCGGCACTGGTTTCTTTGGAGATAGTGAAGGACATAATAAAGCAGTATGGAAGAAAGGTCAAAAATTTCGAACGGAAAGAGATGCATATGAAGCTGGTATCAATTATTTAATCAATGCGATTGAGTCTAAACAGAATGAGAAATACAAGTCTATTCTTGCGATGCTCAAAGATGAAGTCAGAGTTCAGGAACCAACCAACCAACTAACTCTTTTCTAAATGATTGAATTCCACGACAAACAAAAAGAAGCACTCTCCTATCTTGCAATAGACAACGAATGTAGGCAATTACTATATGGCGGTTCTGCAGGTAGTGGAAAGTCATTTCTTGGATGCGATTGGCAAATAAAAAGGAGATTAAAGTACCCAGGTACCCGAGGTCTTATTGGCCGTGCTGAACTGAAAAAGTTGCGACTATCCACACTCGCTACCTTCTTTGAACTTTGCACTAAGTACAATCTAATTGCAGGAAAACATTTCACGTACAATGGTCAAGACCACGTTATCAATTGGTACAATGGCTCACAGATTATCTTGATGGACTTAGCGGATATGCCAAGTGATCCCGACTTTGGTCGCTTTGGTTCGCTTGAAATTACTGATTATTTTGTAGATGAAGCCAGTGAGGTAACTGAAAAGTGTATCAACATCTTAAACTCACGTGTGAGATACAAGCTAATAAATGACAACCCAAAAGGACTGCTAACGTGCAACCCACATAAAGGATGGCTATACAGAGAATTCTTTGATGCGCAACGGAATGGCTCAATCCGAAAGGATAGAAGATTCATTCAGGCATTGCCAACGGACAACCCACACATCTCACCCGTGTATATCGAATCATTACAGATGCTACCCGACATTGACCGGAAAAGATTACTTGAAGGTGATTGGGATTACGATGAGACAAAAGATAGGTTGTATGAATACGATGATTTACTGCGATGCTTTCGCCCATCCACTAATTTGGGAGACAAATTCATTACTGCCGACATCGCACGAATGGGAGACGATAGGACAGTCATTATTGTGTGGAATAACTTACACGCTGAAAAGTTTGTAGTATTAAAACACAAACCAATCAATGAGGTTGTGGATACCATCAATGAACTTATCAAAAATCACTCAGTAAGATTATCTAACGTACTGGTGGATGAGGATGGGATAGGTGGTGGAGTGGTTGACTTTATCAGGTGCAAAGGATTCTTGAACGGATCAAAAGCAGTGCGTGACAATTATATGAATTTGAAATGCGACTGCTATTTCAAACTTGGCGAATTGATTTCAAGTAATGCCATCACATTTGAGTCAACGCATAAGGACACCATTGTCAAGGAACTCGAAATGATTAGACGTGAAAAGATAGATAGTGATGGAAAGCTGCGTGTGACCAACAAAGAAGATTTGAAAAAAAGACACGGTATATCTCCTGACTTTGCGGATGCAATAATGATGAGGGCATACTACGAACTCAAAAAGAATTTTGGAAAGTACGCATTCGCTTAATACATTTGAAATCTAATAACTAAATAAAAATGAAAAAAATTAGCACATTATTCAAAAAAGACTCAAACGACTTGGGCAGAGTTATCAATGAAATCAATCCCGAAAATCAATGGGTGTTTGATGGCGAAGCAATTGCAACACGTAAATTTGATGGAACTGCAACCGCTATTATTAACGGTGAACTTTACAAAAGATACGATGTTAAAAAAGGACGTCAAGTTCCTGAAGGTGCAATACCTTGTCAAGAAGCTGATTTAATAACAGGACATCATCCACATTGGTTAAAATGCGATAGAAGTAAAAATGAAGATAAATATTTCTTTGAAGGCTTTGATGCTTTGGAAAATAAAGAGAATGGAACTTATGAACTTTGCGGAAATAAAGTACAAGGCAACCCAGAAAAAATAGAAGGGCATAAACTTGTTAAACACGGATGCGAAGTGTTGCAATTACCTTCTTTAGATTTTGAAGATTTGAGGGCGTATTTGTCTGACGCTTCAAAAGATATTGAAGGGATTGTATTTCATCACAAGTCAGATGGTCGGATGTGCAAATTACGTAAATCTGATTTCGGAGTACGTAGGTAACACGAAACTAATAAAAATAAATAACTATGGCAGACATCACAAAATGTAAGGGCACGAATTGCCCAATCAAGCAAAATTGCTATCGGTACACAGCAAAAGAAGATGAGTTCTATCAGGCATATTTTACTGAAGTTCCAATTAAAAATAATGAGTGCGATATGTACTGGCAAACAACTAAACAAACATGAAAACAAAAAAAGAAATAGAAGAAAAGTTGAAACTGAGATTGGAACAAAGTACAAGATAGAGCAATACACTGCCGACCACTTAGTTCAGAAGTAAAAGAACTTCTGGAAAAACATAGGACATTACATGATATTGATGATGCAGACGAATGGGAGCAGTCTCGTTTATATATTGGTATGCGAAATGCGAAAATAGATGCATTTTCTTGGGTGCTGTCACAGCATTGCACCTAACATCGGAATACACGAAACTAATAAAAATAAATAAAATGAAAACAGAAATTACTCAAGATGAGTTAGAAAAAATCAAGGTGCTGAACCTACTAATGTGGTTGCAGGCATCCATCTACGCAGGTGATGAATGCGAGGACATCAAATGGTTTTACAACCATCAAACTAAGATGTTATTGAAACGCTTAAATGAGTCTATTCAGCGTGAACACGGCAAGACAATAACCGCTTTATGGGATGCGGATGGTGCAATGCTGCCTGATATAACTCGCCAAATGTCCGAATTTACAGCAGTTTTGGCGGAATATGGATACTGGATGTTACCCGAATTAACGGAGTACATTCGC